GTACGTACCGCCGTTTACCAGAGATGGGAAGCCAACAGGTGGTATTAGAACACCATTAGCGTATTCGCCTCCATCCAGAATATTAGTCGGTTGCTCGACCAAAACGCCATTCTCATAAGTCCCTCCATCGTACGTTTCCAGGTCATCGAAATTGATCGGTGCAAACGGATCGAACTCGTCGATCGTAAACATCTCAAAGAAACCCTTATTGATTGTCGAAGGTCCAGACAGATCACCAAAATTTAATGTCTTCGACATCATGTTATACATATCAGGGTATGTCATATGCCTAGGCATATCATCCTTCGTGGGCGAATAGCGCTGCCACCAACGCAGATCCTTCTCCCTCCGTAAGAAATCAGACTGCTTTTTAAGATCCCTATCGAACTTTTCTCTGTAATATTCGTTCATCGGCTCATCGGTCGGCTGTGGGAGCCACGGGGCAGTCATGTTTTGCTGCCCGTACTTACGTTGTAAGTCCCACATAGCGGCGTAAATGTGTTTGCACCACTTGGGTTGGTAGTAGAAAAAGTTCGGGTCTGAATAAACAGGCTGGGTATACGAGGGAATGTTATAAATTTCGTTCGTATAAAGGAAGCCAAATGTACGAGCAAAACCTGGATCATCAGGCGCATTAACTAAGCGGGTCGATTGATCAACACCAGCGTCATAGAAACCAGGCGCCATATTAAACACGCCTGTGTAGGGGTACTTTCGTTTAATTGAAGCTTGATACAGATCAAATCCTTCACGACCTAGGAAATCCGGACAGGTGCACTGTGTGCGCATCTCCGTAGTTAAGTACTCACCGACTGCCGGGGGGCCGGAAGCGGGAATCGTCATTCGGTTTTCGTCAACAACCGACCAACTGTTATTTCGAGCGTGAGATAAAAATAAGGTGTTGAAGATCTGGGCGTAGGAAGGAGTTGCGGGAACACCGTTAATTCCCACGGCTGTGACCGTGTAGTTATTAAAGCCGAACTTTTTATCTGTGCCGTCTGCGTTAAATCGGTTCGAAAGGACCTCGCCTGTAAAGAAGGAGATCGGTGCCCCGAAATTGCTTGTCAAACGCACCGCGTAAGTGGTCTCGTCGTAGTTTGTTACTGATTGGATCGCGTAGTCAAAGTCAATAAACTTAAACGAATCACGTGGACGGATACCAACCATCCACATCTTCATGTCCGCTCTCGTAGTCGGGTACATGAAACAGAGGCCAGGCAGGAAAACTCCCACCCCGGGAGTTCCGGATACAAAGTACTTGAAGCTGTACGTCAAACCTCCGTACGCTTCTTGAGAGTACATAGACATCTCATAACCACGGCGCCAACGAGACCAAAGTGACGCGTAGTCGTAATCGCTAAGTACGCTGAAATCTTTTGTTCCTACGGCAGGACGAAAGCGGCGCTCAAAAGGGAGCGGCCGCATTAACTGTCCTTTGTTATCTGAACCTTTTACTACCGGTACGTTGTTAATCCCTGCGTTCGCTTTGAACGCGTTGAAATTGAAGTTATCTGATCCGCGTCTACGGCTCATACATCAATAGAATCCGCCTTGCGCCCAGATTGTAATACCAGAGGGACTCAAACCACCAGACACGGCTGCATTACCTTCACCAAGATAACCAGCACACAGAATATAACCTTTTTCCAAGTACAAACCTTCAGACTTACCAAGCTCAATCGGAGCTGCCAGAGCCGTATTACCTACTTGCGGAGTAGGAGCGTTCGTGGCGAGAAGTTGAATACTCTGAGGGTAACCAACGGTTGAGCCACTTAGACCAACTTCGACTCGTCCCACCATCAAAGCGGCAGAAGTTGAAGGAGCCGATTGATTGGGTGCGTAAACATAAAGACCAATATCAACGGTACGCATACCGCTGTTATCGGGATAATCCTCGTTGGAGATGATGGAAATGTCTTCTACAAGAGCAGCGTCTTCCGAAGGCAGATCACCCACGCGGACTAACTGAACCAGATCAGTCAGGTTCGGATTAGTGGGATCTGCAGTTGGGGTCGCACTTGTAATTCGAGCGCCCCGAAGAAACGGACGGTCGATCAGGCAAGGCTGCTTGTTCGTGGAAGTAGAAGCCACTGTGTACTCCTCAGAGTATTATGTTATGGTTACGCAGCGGGCTGCGATCGGGCGGGAGTTTCGTCTGATTCGTCGCTCTTACGACGAAACTTGGATTCAGTCTCCATAAAGAGACGATCCAAGATACGCTCTAACGAAGTATCGGGTTTTTGTTGGAAATAGTTCGAAAGAGCGCTAGTAGCCATTCCCGGAGGAGCGGGCTCCATGCCTTTGACGCCACGGATGACGTTACCGATCCCCTCCGCTAAAGCGCCTAGACCTAAGGCAGTTTGAGCAAAAGAACCGCCGGGTTTTTCAGGGCTTGGTGTAAACACCTGACCGCCATAACCAGGAACAGAATCCCTAAATACAGATGAGCCGTATTCGCTGAAATCTAATCCAGGGATACCCGGACCAAATGAAGCGGAGCCGAAGGAGTTAAATGCAGTGTTAGGCATCGGAATCAACGGTACATGTTGACGGGAACGTTACCGATGTAGGCGGCAGAGCGAGGAGCCATGAACTGCCTCAGATCCGAACTACCTTGGAAGCGCCCGGTGGGATCTTCCATACCCATTTTGGCAGAACCTTCCACTAAGTTACCGACATTAGTTCCGGCTTCAGAAGTAATCTCGGTCTGTTTCATAACAGGCATCTGCTGACTCGGCATTGTCCGGCGTTGCTCCATCAATCGGTAAGCAAGAACCGGATTAGCTTTTGCCCACGCTTGGAACGAAGCGTCTTCCTCGATACCGATGGAAGAGGGAGCCCCCATTCCTCGTAAAGCTTCGATTGTTGCAGCCGGTTGACCTGCCTTAATTGCGGCAGCACGCTCAACGGCATACATACCAGCAGCACCTGGTTTAAATTGATTACCGGCACCCTGAGCTTCTGCATTAGCACGTGCTTGACGGTAATTAGATTCGCCGTCATTAGTCCGGATAACTACTTGGCCACCGCCAGCCATACCGGGCCGAGGCATACTTCCTTGCTGAACGGCAGGTTCAAAAGCTTCAGGTGCAGGGGGGTTGGCAGTATTGGGTAGCTCGGGAGTCGAGAGAGGAGCAGGGAGTTGAGCAGAAGGATCGCCTCCAGTAACCGCAGGGATCTTGGCTCCCATTTCGGGGCTAGCTGTAGTAGGACCAAGAGGAGATTCTTCTTGGCCCATTTGATTAAGAAGTAGCCCCAGACCGCCAACTCCGGTCAGACCAGCGGCAGCTTTATAAAGACCGGAAAGGTCAGCTTGACGGGTTCCGCCAACGGCATTACGGGTACCCATCGGAGTAACCGAGTCAGCAGAAGCAAGCGGGCGACTGGCTAAGGAACTTAAAGCCGACTCTTGAGCAGGTGTCATTGCTCCGCCACGGGTGATGTCCTCAATACGGACGCGCTCGATGACCGGATCAGTAACAGAACCGCCAGGGGAACGAACCATCGAACCAGGACCCTGATCGCTCATACGAGCAAGGCCGCCAGTAGCGCCGCCACCGGATCCGCCGCGAGTCATTGCGGAGGAGCCTTGCCTCATGAGGCCGCCGGGTTCGCCGTACTCCAGAGCACGAAGGTAATCGATGCCACGTGGGCCGACAAGATTGTCGAAAACTTCGTTCGCAGGAATGCCGTAAGCGTCGCTGGCTTTATTGGCGATATCCTGAATCGAACGATAAGTTCCGGGGTCAGTCGTTAAAAGTTGTTGCGCAGCTTCCGACTGAGGCACCCAGGAAGGAACAGGAGCTTGAGGGCCGCCAGGAGCAAGAGCGCTAGATCTCTGCATTGTTGCGGTCCCAGGAATAGTCGCCATCCCAGGAATAGTCTGTTGACCGGCGGGAACTCGGGCAGGAGCATTGGGTAGATCAACCATCCGAGGTTGCATCGACCGAGTGACGTCGGCGGGGTTAGTTACCCGAGTCGGGGAAACAAAGCGCCCACGCTGGCGGGACTCCAGGGGGAGTCGAAGTTGTGTGGGCTCGGGGGCTTTAACAAAAGATTGAAAAAATGCCCGGAGGACAGGAGCAAGGGTGCCTAACTGCTCCTTACCGATCCTTGTGCCTTGATTTGCAAGGTCCCCTAACAACCCAGCCATTAGAGTGCTCTACTTTATGTGTATGTTAGCGCCAATTGGCGTAGAAAAACAGGCGATCAGCTCGTGATACATCAGGAGGTCCAGGTATCGCCTGAATGAATTCTCCTCCGCTACGCTCGAACCGATACCGAGCCGCCACGGGGTCTCGATAGTTTGGCACATAAAGCATCTGTGCTAACCTATCTGTCTCGTAGAGATAATTTTCGCGCCAGATACGTGCAGTTTCTCGTTTATCTTGGATGTTAATAGAGCGACTGACGTCACCTAAAATTGTTTCTTGGCGACTCGTAGCACGCCCCGTGGCAAGTTCGGTTAGACGCTCTGCTTCTTCACAACGTTCAATTTGTTGAACAATTTTGTCGAAGTAGTACTCACTGGGAACACTGTTGCACGCCTCCATAAGACGCGCATAGTCACCAGCGGGAACTGTAGCAATATTATAACCTAGATGATAAGCAGTACGACTAAAGTTAAAGTCATCAAGTCTGTAACCAAAAACTTGCGGGGGATTACGAGTTAGTTGATTAACAGCGGCATAAATTACCTCACGCTTTGTAGCGTCAGTAGTATCGGGTTGAAATACAACCCCTTGCTGAGCAAGGTAGCTTTGAAGCTGCTCTAATTCTTGTTGGGTAAACTGAGCCATCCCCAAACCAACCCGTTATATCTTTATCTTACCAACAGTACGTTTTTAATATTGCTATTCGAGCTTTCAAGATCACTCGACGTAGATATTATCGTCGGCGAGAACGGCGTCCCAATCCACCCGCTTGATCGAACGAAGCTGATCCAGTTTGGTAAAACGCTCACCGGGAAGCGATTGCTTGAGCTCGTAAATTTCCGTAGCTGTCTTCAGCCCTACACCTTTAAGAATCTGAGTAAGCATCTCCGGCGTGGCTGCGTTGAGGTTGACGCGGTTTAATGCGGGAACTTCCGAGCGAACAATTTGGCGGCCACGGCGCTGCTTAACGGGTTTTGCCGGATCCTCGACTTCCTTAATACTCTCAACAAGTTGATCACGGTACGCGTAAAATACTTTTCCTGTAGTTACGGAGCGAACCATAAAGTACTCACCGTCATCATGAGTACTAAGAACGTCAATTTTGACGCCGCTGGGCTTGTAGGTGTACTCCTTCATTTTGGTGGCAGTCATTATGTAGCCATAATCTAAGACACTTTACCCAAGATAGACTGAAAAAAACAGTAGTGCTCTACAGATGCCAAACCCCAACAGAATCCGAACGGCTGGTCAGGCAATCCCCGTAGTTAATACAGTCTTCGATGTAGCCAATGTCGGCTACGAGATGGTAAATCCAAATGAGCCTAGTCGGGCACAGCGATTACTGAATGCTTTAATCGTAGGCGGAGGGAACGTGGCTACCGGGGCCTTAACCGGTGGAGCCGATGTTATCCCTCAACTGTTAGGGGCATTTGGAGTTAAATCCGCAGTTCAAAATGTAAATCCTGACGCTCAGCTTCGGCGACTCGCCTACCGACTTGGGCAAGGCAAAGAGATCGGTCTCCACGCGAGCGAACAAGATGAAGCAATCCAAAGGCTGGCCGCCCAGAAAAAACGAGAAGCGACTTATACGCCGGAACAGATTAAGCAGATTTACAGCCGTGGTTTAGGCGACATGTTCTGACAATAAAAAACCCCTCCATGTGGAGGGGATCTAATAATGCGCAGAGAAATTACTGCGGGGTGGTACTTGTATAAATGGTGGATTCCACCACGCCGCCAGGCTGAAGAGCCAGGTCGTCGCGCTTGGGAGCAGCGTCAGGCACGATCCAGCACACTTCGCACACGGCGAGTGCTTTGTCCTTACCTTTCAGGCTGCCCACACCGGCACGGGGGTCAAAAGTACCCGAGGCCAGAGCCAGGCCGGAAGCAACAACACCACCAAGATTGGCAGTAGCGAACAGCTTCCAGGTGGTCTCAGAACCCAGAGCAGACAAGCTGCTGGAGTTGATGATGTTCACCGAAGCGTTGCTGCCGTTCTCAATGCGGCTGCTAGCGCCAGTCACGGACACGCCGAACTGACCGGACACCACGGTGCCGTCGCTGCGCAGACCTTGACTCACTGCAGGAACCAGGCTGAGCTGAGGAGTAGCAGAGCCGCCACCCACACCGCTGCTAATCACGTCGCCGCCGTCCACGCGGAGCGAAGCGCGGTACACATAAGCACCAGCAGGCACTTTGATACCGTCAGCGATGTCAGCGCGGATGTCCTTGTGGTAATCCGGGGAAGGAATAACCACATTGGCGCTGCTGAAGGCTTGGTTAGAGCCGTTCAGACCGGAACCGTAAGGCTGAGTGTAGTACTCAAGCTGATTAACGGAACCGTTGGCCTGGTAGGACAGGTCCACATAGCCGATTGCCTGTTGGGCAATCCAGCCGGGACGGAACACCACACCGACAGGACCGCCAACCGGTTGACCGGTCAGGGTTTCGGAGGTTCCGTTCTCGTTGTTGAAAACAACGGACTTCTCTTCGTGCCAGTAACGAAGAACGTTGGTGTAGTTACCAGGATAAATCTTGGCAACTTGGAGCTGGTTAGAGTTGATTGCCATCGTTAGTTACCTCCTCAAGCGTTAAAGGAGTAAGCCACGGTGGCGAAATCAGCGTTCAGAAGTTCGAAACCTGCGTACAGGCTCCAAATCATCATGATGAAACGGCTGAAGTCGTCATTGTTGTTCAACAGCACCTGAGCGTTGTTGCCGCCGATACCGACGCCCACGCTCTGAGGACCGAAGAACATACCAATTGCGCTCTCATAAGTAGCGGCGGTACCACCGATGGTGGCACTTTGGCTCTGAGAAGGCATGTTGGTCGATTCGAAGAAGCGAACGCCTTCGAACACGAAACCGGTGGGCATAATCGGCTCACCAGCCACGAAAGTGGCTTGCCCAAAACCCTGACCCATGTACAGCGCAGCGTTGGGCTGCATTGCCGACATGAGGGGGTTGATCTGACCGTTGCCAGGGTAACGAGCCACTTCACGGAAGTCGCTGTTCTGACGCAGGTGCATCAGGAAGGTAGGATCGCAAACACAGCGATAGAAACCGTCCTGGTAGGTAGGAACGTTCCGCTTACGCATGGATTTCACCACGCGGAGCAGGTCGTCCTTAACGTCGAACTTAGCTTGTTCGGCGTTGCTGTAGGTCAGGGAACCAACAGCGAGGTCGCCAGGGTAGTAGTAACCACCTTGGGTGTCAGAAGACTGACCTTTAGAAACTGCTTTCAGGAGTTCATTGATGAACACCCGGTCACGCCAACGACGATAGTCGTCGAGCATGGTCAGCGAACCGATCGACTGGTGGAAAGCGGTAAGGTTACCGGTATCCAGCAGCAGACGCTGAGCGGTGATCAGGGTCTCGCGAGCAACCTTAAAGGTGCTGGGCTGAGTGGGATCACTCGGGTCAGCAGGACCGGTGTACTCGCGAAGAGTCACGAGCACTTTGTCCTTCACAACGTTGCGGCTGTTAGCAGTACCAATGGTCTGCTCAGCAGTACGCTCGCGTGACTCTTTGCTTCCCGGATTGCCCCAGAACCTGTAGCGGTCTAACTGCACAGTCTGGCCTGGCTGCTTGCTGAAGTCATGAACGACCACAGGCTCTGCTGCCATCTCTACAACGTACGCAGGATGCGGACGGTAAAGTTCGGCGCCGAGAAGCTTCGGGAAATCATTATCGACAAACACTGTCGATAGCTCCAGAAACTACAAAACAAGTTTAACCATAAATAACGACTAAACTACGACAAAATGTCGCATTTTTAGCGTTAGGTTGATTTTTGATTGCTGCTATTAACAGACGAACTAAAGGTGCGCACCAGATTACGTACGCTTTCAGAACCCTGGTAGTAAATAGAGCCGTAATTCGACACGTAACGAGACGCACCGCCACGATAAATGTATCTAAGAGTGCTGGACATCAGGCCAGGCGCCGTGGATCTTACGGTCTCTGTGTACGTCTTGCAGTAAACAGGAGGGTTATACACCCACTCTGCACGATTAGACGTGCCCTGTGATCCCAGACTGTTCGTTAGAAGACCACCTTCGTAACGACCGTGAGTTACGCCGCCGCCAGTTTTACCTTGAGCAGCTGTATTTCCCTCAGGAGTGTTGTAAGGCGTGTAATTTTGATTGTCCGGAGCAGCACCGCCGAAGTAGGTGTACTTCCCAGCGTCCCGAACACCAAACTCCGGGCCAAGAGATGTCTGAACTTTAGCGTTAGCGATTGTTGTGACGCTTAACGGTCTGTAACCGTTGTAAACGCTTAAGACTCCGCTCGGATCGTAGTTATTTTCGGTGAAATCAGTCCAATAACCAGAGACGGCAGGGGGTACTGCTCGCCACGCAGTCGTTGAATACACCCCCGACGTGGCCGGACCGGCTGTAACAACACCCAAATCGGCCCCGACATCTAAAATTCCCGAGCTGAGGACGATATAACCCTCAGAAATCGGTCCACTTTGAATTCGATGAGGCCCAGAATCGTATTTGTAGTTGGAAAGAGGGATATAAGCCACTTATTTATACCAACTACACTAATTTTAACCTTTACTGAGGCTCAGAAGGTGCAATTTGGCTATTTAAAGTCTGGATATCGCTGCTGATCAGCTCCATATCGCGCTCATAGGCAGATTTAAGCTCAGCAAGCTCTTTTTTAAGCGCTTCAACCTCGGTAGCGGGGGAAACGCGCTTGCGGCGACCGATGGGATTAGCCATTTGAGCTCTTTTTCTTACGTTCAATATACTCGGAAGCTTTCTTCTTCGCCTTCACTCGCTCAGGAAGATCACCCTTCGTTTTTTCCTCGTATT